GAAGCCTTCCAGACCCAATACGTCGCCAAGGGTCTGATCCTGGACGCGGAAAAAAACGTCTCCGCGCCCTTGCCGAGTGGTCCTTCGGCGGGGGCGATCGCTACTGCGCGGCCTGCACACCCTGCGAGGGCCGCGGGGGCATCTGCCCCGACTGCCCCGCAAGACTGAACCGGCCCCAGACGCAGGACGGCTGGCAGGTCTGGGACCTGGTCGGCCGCCTTGGTGGCCAGTTGCGGGTGATCCCCGGTGCGGTGCTCGGCTGGGACATGGGCGCGGCACTGGCAATGGCCAATGCGCTCGGGATCGACGCCCTCATCGCCGCCGAACTTCTACCCGAGATCGAGGCGGTGATGGTGCGCAAGCTCAACGAACAGATCGCCTCAGACGAGGGAGGCGGGTTCAGGTCTTGATCTTTTCGATCAGGGTCACACCGGGCAAGTCTTTGAAATGCGTGTCGCATGTCAGTAGCGTCGCACCACGTGCACGGGCGGTTGCCCAGACGATGGCGTCTGCCGTTGCCAGCTTGTGGGCCCGGCAGGCCTCGGCTGCCGCAAGCGCGATTTCGGTGTCGAGAAGCACGACCTGACAGACCTGTGTGAAGGCGATCACCTGATCGGCTTTGTCCTCGCCCACTTCGCGCGCCAGCCACTTTGCCAGTTCCAGCTGGACCATCGTCGGCACCAGCCAGTCGGCCTGTTCGGGCAGGTGTTCAGCCAGCTTATCCCCGGTCGGCGAACCGATCAGCCATTCGATCCAGGCCGAGGTATCGACGAGGATCATCGGACCCGGTCCGCGCGGTCACGGTAATCCGTGGCGGATGCCCCGTGGGCGAGACCTTTCAGCGCCTCCCGCCTCGGGACCGGCACCAGAAGAACGCCGGTGCCTTTGGGGATGAAGGCAAAGGTCAACCCGGCTTCCCAGTGTTGCGCCGCCCGGATCGCCTTGGGGATCGAGATTTGGAACTTCGAAGAGAGGGTCGCGGTCTCGGACATGATCATACGTCTCCTTGATCGATGCCGCCAACGTAAGACAAACACTGCCGCGTATCAAGGATCCTGACCCATGGCCGAAAAGCGTGTCTCTGTCCGGCTGGTCGCGGAAGGCGGCCGCCAGGTCCGGGCCGAGTTGGAAGGCATCGGCGAGGCTGGCGCACGGGGCTTTGGCCGTCTGTCCTCCGAGATGGAAGAGGCCAATGCCCAGCTCGGCAGCTTCGCCAGCAAGGCCGGGATCGCGCTGGCGGCAGTGACCGTCGCTGCTGCGGCGGCTGGCGTGGCGATGATCCGGTCGGGCTTTGAGCTCATCGGGGCGCAAGCCGATATGGCTGCCTCGCTGAAAACCACGGTGGAAAGCCTGCAGGTGCTGACATGGGCCGGCGAGTTGGCTGGTGTTTCCATGGGTGAGATCGAACAAGCCACTAAGAAGCTGACCACCCGGCTGTCGGAAGCTGCTACCGGGTCGGGCTCTGCGGTGGGCGCGCTGCAGCGGCTGAACCTGACTGCTACTGAGTTGCAGGCCTTGCCGCTCGACCAGCGTATCGTCGCCATTCAGGAGGCGCTGAACCGTCTCATCCCCGAGGCCGAGCGCGCCGCCGTGGCCTCCGATCTCTTCGGCGACAAGGCGGCACTGGCTTTCCTGCGCATCGACTCCGCCACCCTGCGGGAAGCGGCGCAAGACGTTCAGGACTTCGGAGTCGCAGTCAGCGCGGCCGACGCCGTCCAGATCGAACGCACGGGCGATGCCATCGCCAAGCTGAGCCTGATCTGGATCGGCCTGACCAACCGCCTGACTGCCGCCGTTGCTCCGGCATTGGAAACCGTGGCGAATGCGCTGGCTGACATGGCACGCAGCACCGGGCCGATTGGCGGTGCCATCAATGCTCTCTTCGACAATATTGGGCGGCTGACCACCTATGCCACGACCTTCGCCGCCCTGATGGCGGGTCGCTGGGTGGCAGGGCTGGCTGCGGCGGCGCTGTCCGTGCGCAGCCTTGCCACGGCATTGGTCTTCCTGCGCGGGGCGCTGATCCGCACAGGCATCGGCGCATTGATCGTGGGCGCGGGGGAACTGGTCTATCAGTTTTCGCAACTCGTCACCCGGGTTGGCGGGGTGGGTGAGGCGTTCCGGCTGCTGGGCGATCTGGCATCGGAGGTCTGGTCGCGCATCGGCCTGTCGCTCGACGCCGCATTCGCCAACATGGCTGCGGGTTGGGAAGGCCTGAAGGCGGCCGGGCTTTTGGCTCTCGAAGGCACCATCGCGGGGGTCGTCAGTTTCGGTGACCGGACGGCAGCGATCTTCCAGGGAGCCTATGATGCGGCGGTCGCGATCTGGGGCAGCCTGCCCGGCGCCATTGGTGATTTCGCCTTCCAAGCCGCGAACGGGCTGATCTCAGGTGTCGAGGCGATGCTGAACGGCGTCGTCACGCGCATCAACAATTTCATCAACGGGCTGAATGCAGCACTCGATCTGCTGCCGGATTGGGCGGTGGGTGAAGGTGGCGTGCGGATCGGTACGCTGGATCCGGTGGAACTGGCGCGCATCGGCAACCCGTTCGAGGGTGCCGCAACCGCCGCCGGAGCGGCTGCGGCTGATGCCTTCTCGGCGGCCCTGTCGCGCACATACCTCGAGCCGCCCGACCTCGGGCTTGACACCATGGCCGACGATGCCCGCGCTCGCGCCGACGGCTATCGCGAGGCGGCGGGGATGCTGGCCGATGCCGCAGGTCGACCACTGGCTAGTTGGCAGGCGCTGCGCGACGCGGTGACGGGCACCGGGACGGAAGCCGAAGCCGCGCTGTCCGTTGCCGCCACTTCGGCAGATGCGCTTGGCACCGAGTTGGACGACACGACCGCCGCTGCCGGAGGTGCAGGTGCTGCCGCGCGCGATGCCGGGGCTGCCGCTGCCGAAGGGGCCGATCAGGCCGCGACCGGCTGGGGCGCAGTGACGGCCGCTCTCGCCGACTATGCCACCAAGGCGCGCAACATCGGTGGCGATATCGGCCAGGCGCTGGTCGGTGCTTTCACCTCGGCCGAGAACGCGGTGGGTGAGTTCGTCAAGACCGGCAAGCTCGACTTCCGCGACCTCGTTACATCCATGATCGCCGATCTGGCCAAACTGGCTGCGCGGCGCTTCATCCTCGGCCCCATTGCCAACGCGCTGTCGGGCGCACTTGGCGGTGCCGGTGGGCTCTTTGCAAATATCCTGCACGCGGGCGGCATTGTCGGATCGCCGGGCCCGGGCCGCATGGTTCCGGCGATGGCCTTTGCCGGGGCACCACGCATGCACGCCGGTGGCTGGGCAGGCATCAAACCTGACGAGGTTCCGGCGATCCTGCAACGGGGCGAGCGCGTCCTCTCGCGCCGCGAGGCTGCGGGCTACGGCCAAGCCAGTGCGCCTGCTGTCAACGTCACGATCATGGCTAGGGATGCCGAGAGCTTCCGGCAATCGCGCACGCAGGTCGCTGCCGACATTGCCCGCGCGGTGTCGATGGGTCGGAGGGGCATGTGAGTGCGACCCCGCAAGTGGGCACCGGTTGCGCGGATCAGAGCACGAACAACGGAGAATTTTGATGGCGTTTCACGAGGTTCGTTTCCCCGACAACATCAGCCGCGGGGCACGCGGCGGTCCGGAACGGCGCACGCAAGTGGTAGAACTGGCCTCCGGTGACGAGGAACGTAATGCCAGCTGGGCCAACTCGCGCCGCCGATTTGACGTCGCCTATGGTATCCGCCGCGCCGACGATCTGGCGGCAGTTGTCGCCTTCTTCGAGGCGCGCAACGGGCGCCTGCACGGCTTTCGCTACAAGGATTGGGCGGATTACAAATCCTGCCTGCCGTCGCACGCCGTCGCCCCCACCGACCAGCCCATCGGCAGCGGCAACGGCGCGGTCACGACCTTCGCCCTGCTGAAGCGCTATACCTCCGGCGCGCAAAGCTGGACGCGCGCCATCGCCAAGCCGGTTGCAGGCAGCGTCCGCCTCGCGCTGAACGGGGTGGAGCAAATGTTGGGCTGGAGCGTCGATACCGGCACCGGCAGCGTCACCTTCGCTGCTGCCCCCGGCGTGGGCGTCGCGATCACAGCGGGCTTCGAATTCGACGTCCCCGTTCGCTTCGACGCCGACATGATCGACGTCACCCTCGACATCGAGCGCCTCGGGTCGATCACATCCATTCCCCTGTTGGAGATCCGGCGATGAACGAAGAATCCGGCTTTGTTGCCGCCGTGCTGCGCGACTTGGCAACCTCCACCGCTGTCATCCTGGCGGCCTGGGGTGCGCTTGGCGGGGCAACCAACGCGCTGACCACACGAATGCGGCTGCGCGACGCGCTGCGCCACATCTTGCTCGTCGGTCTGATCGCGGCCGGGATGGGCAGCCTCTCGATGGCGATCATCACCGGCTGGCTCGGTCTGCCGCCCGAAGCGATCCCGGCCGGGGGTGCGGCAGGATCAGCCGCCTATCTGGTCGGCGTCTTCGGCCCCGCCTTCATCGAGGTCATCCTCGCTCGGCTGCGCAGCGGCAAAGGGGATAACCCCGATGCATGAACTTCTCCGCCTTGCACGTTCTATCCGCTGCGATGCCGCTGATCCCGGCCAAGCCTTCAGCCACCGTCTCCGCATCGGCGTCCTTGTCGCCGTCCTGATCCTGCTCCTCTCACTTTTAGGGTGATCCCATGCACATGACAGACCGGGGCCTGTTGGCCCTCGTCCGGCACGAAGGACTCGTGCCCGGACCCTATCTCGACGTCAAAAACGTCTGGACCTTCGGCATCGGCCACACGGCTTCGGCGGGGCCGCCCGATCCGGCACGGTTGCCGCGTGGCATGCCTGCCAATCTGGACGCCGGGATCCGCGAAGCGTTCCGGCTTTTCCGCGCCGACATCGTGGCCTACGAGGCGGACGTTCTGCGCGCGGTAAAGGTGCCGCTGGAGCCGCATGAGTTCGATGCGCTGGTCAGCTTCCACTACAACACCGGCGGCATCGCCAAGGCGTCGCTGACCCGCCATCTGAACGCAGGCAACCGTGCCGCTGCCGCGCAAGCCTTCATGGGCTGGCTCCGACCGGCTGCGATCCGCACGCGCCGCGAAGCCGAGCGCGATCTGTTCCGCGACGGCCGCTATCCGACCGGCACCATCCCGGTCTGGGCGGTGGATCGCAACGGCCGTATGGATTTCTCGCGGCCGATCCGCCGTTTGACCGAGGCCGAGGCGCTAGCATTGCTGCGCTCGACCGGCGCACAAGTGCCGCCGCCAATGCCGAAGCAACCCGCGCCCTCGCAGCCATGGTGGCAGCGGCTGGTGGATTTTCTGACAGGAAAGGCAACATTATGAACTGGAACCTCGCACGCGGGCTGATCTATCTGGCCTGCCTTGCTGCCTCCGGTTTGGCCATGGCCGGGCTGGCGGATTTCGATCTGGTGACGGGCAGTTTCGATCTGCGCCCCTTTAACCTATACGCCTTGACCGGCACGGCCGGGGGCGTGATTTCTTCGGCGCTGGCCTCTGTCGCCCTCTGGCGCGGCTGGGGGCGGAAGTGAAGTCCCTCCCCCCCGCGCTTCAGGCCCATCTAGACGAAGGAACGACCACTTTGTCCTGGTGCTGGCGCATCGTGCGGGGCGATGGCGTGACGCTCGGCTTCACCGACCATGATCGGACCCTCATCTTCGATGGCACCGATTTCGAGCCGGAGAGCGGCTTCGCCGCATCTGAAGTGCGGTCGGGGTCGGACCTTTCCGTCGATGCGCAGGACGCGCAAGGCGTACTGTCCTCCGACCGGATCACCGAAACCGACATCCTCGATGGCCGCTGGGACAATGCGGGCGTCGAGGTCTGGCGGGTGAACTGGGCCGATACCAGCCAGCGCTTGTTGATGCGGCGCGGGGCCATCGGCCAGATCCGGCGCGGGCGGCTGGTGTTCGTCGCCGAAGTGCGATCGCTGGCGCATGTCCTCGGCCAGACCGTCGGCCGGACGTTTCAGGCGAGTTGCGATGCCGCCCTTGGCGATGCGCGCTGCGGCGTCAATCTGGAAGCTACGGCCTTCAAAGGCAGCGGTACGGTGATCGACTTGCTTCGCGATCGGGCCTTCACAGCGTCCGGGCTCGCTGCCTTTTCCTCGGGCTGGTTCGTCTTCGGCACGGTTCAATGGACTAGCGGTGCCAATCTCGGGCGGCGCACTGAGGTTCTGGCGCATGACCTCGTCGACGGGGTCGCCATCGTCACCCTGCTGGAAGCGCCGGTGCGGGCCATCGCCGGGTCCGACAGTTTCACCGTCCGCGCCGGTTGCGACAAGCGCATCACGACCTGCGGCACCAAGTTCGCCAATGTCGCCAACTTTCGGGGTTTCCCCAACATCCCGGGTCAGGATGCTGTTCTGCGCTACGCCAGCCAGAACGGCGGGCATCAAGGAGACGTGCTGTGAGCCTGCTGCCCTATATCGCCGATCCCGATCTGGTCGTTGCCACCGCCTGCGGCTGGCTTGGCACACCGTATCATAATCAGGCCAGTCTGCGCGGGGTCGGTTGCGATTGCCTCGGCCTCGCGCGCGGTGTCTGGCGCGAAGTGGTGGGGGACGAACCCTTCCCGATCCCGCACTACAGCCGGGACTGGGGCGAAACGGGGCCGCGCGAAGTGCTGGCGGAGGGTGCGCGGCGCATGATGCCGGAAATTGCCTCAGATGAGGCTGGCCCCGGCGCGCTGCTCCTGTTTCGCATGGCCCCGCGCGCCATCGCCAAGCATGTCGGGATCCTGACCGCGCCGGACCGCTTCATCCATTCCTACGAACGGTTAGGCGTCATCGAGGAACCGCTCACGTTCACATGGCGACGGCGCATCGCCTTCGCCTTCCTCTTTCCCCAACGTTGAAAGTTCACCATGGCCACGCTCGTCCTCGGCGCTGTCGGCACTGCCATCGGCGGGGCTTTTGGCGGGGCGATCCTTGGCTTTTCCGGCGCTGCCATCGGTGGCTTCATCGGTTCCACCGTGGGCTCGGTCGTCGACAGCTGGATCGTGTCCTCGCTGGCCCCAGCGCAGCGGATCGAGGGCGCGCGGCTCGACACACTGCGCATCACCTCGGCCACCGAAGGGGCTGTGATCCCACGGCTTTTCGGGCGCATGCGGATTGGCGGCAATATCATCTGGGCGACTGATTTCCGCGAGGAGATCAACACCACCAGCCAAGGCGGCGGCAAAGGGGGTGGGCCGACGGTGACCACAACGGAATATCTCTACTATGCATCCTTCGCCATAGGGCTTTGCGAAGGGGCAATCACCGGCATCGGGCGCGTGTGGGCCGACGGCAATGCGATGGACATGACCGGCGTCACCTGGCGCTGGTACCCCGGCGATGAGGCGCAAACGGCCGATCCGTTCATCAGCGCAAAGATGGGAGCGGCCAACGCGCCCGCCTATCGCGGCATGGCCTATGTCGTGTTCGAGGAACTGGACCTCAGCCCGTTTGGCAACCGCCTGCCGCAGATCAGTTTCGAGGTCTTCCGACCACTTGCCGATCCCGACACGGCCGAAGGTCTGGTGAAGGCCGTGACGCTGATCCCGGCCTCAGGCGAGTTCACCTATGCCACTGATGCCATCCGCAAAGGCAGCGCCGGTGCAACAGTTGCTGAGAACCTGAACGCGCTGCCCGACCAGCCGGACATCGTGGTGGCGCTGGACCGGTTGCAGGCGATGGCCCCGGCGGTCGAGAGCGTCAGCCTCGTGGTGGCGTGGTTCGGCGATGATCTACGCGCGGGGTCCTGCAAGGTGAAGCCCGGTGTCGAGGTCGCCACCAAGGCGACCACGCCCGCCAACTGGTCGGTGAATGGGGTCAGCCGGGCCAGTGCCCACCTGGTCAGCCGTGACGCCGAAGATCGCCC